CACGGAGTGAGGTGGCGTAGGGGCCCTTACCATCAGCCAAAAGCTTATACTCTGATGGATTGCCATTAACATCAACACCCATGGGCATGGTGAGTGTTGGGGGATTATCGTTTAAAGTCTGGTTTCCCGAGAGACTTGGAGTGACGCTTACCAGCGGCTCGAACTTGGGCTCTGGCGGCCCGGCCACGGGGTGGTAGGTGGCGTGGGGAACATTGGGGAATAGCTTCGAGTAGTCGGTGAGGCCACTGGAGGCGGGAATTGTCCCGAAGAAAAGTTCGGAGGTGGGGGGTGTGGTGCCTGGCGGAGGCGAGCAATCTCCTGGTTTTGGAGATCGATCTGGCGGAGCAGGTGGGTTGCTTCCTTCTTGCACTGCTGGAGATGGTAGTCTAGAGCCTGTTTTGCCTGCAGGGCGGGCAGGAACTTCAAAAGTTCCAGGCTGCTGGACAGTTGACTCGCCACGTCCAACATGGACAGCTCGCGGGGAGGGAGGCGAGCGTATTGAGCGAGAGAGTTTGTTTCCAACAGATCCAATGGTGGCCGGCTTTCCACAAAAACCTGGTTTTGCGGTACTGCCTGGCCCTCGAACGGCCTTTGCCAATGGCTTGGCGGGACGAGAGCTGGAGCTTGCTTTTGTGCATGACTTTGCATTCACGGGTGGTGTAATCGTTTGCACAGCACCTCCGGTAAAGTTGAAGAGTACCTGTTTAGACAACTCTTCAACTGCTGGAGGCAGCTGAGCCCTCACCACGTCACCGTCTAACACCACATCCCTCTTGATTTTGAGGTGTGGTTGCGGGACGCAGAGAGGGAACTCTAGCGGGGACCTGTGTACCATCATGTGGTTGATGAACGTTTGGTGATCGAAAGTCGGGTATTCATTGTTCAAAACGATTTCCATCCAGTCACGTTGCTCATTTGGGAACTGTTCAGCTCTACCAAACGTGGCCCAGTAAGACATAATGTCCACATTACTGGGGGGCAACGCTTTGTCAACCTTGTAGTAGTTCAGGATATACTCGCACAGTGCTCCAATGATCGGGGTATTTGCATCGGTTAGATAATAGGAGCGAGCTTTCTCAATGAGCTTCTCATGGGGTTGTAACTGCACACGGGCAGTCAAATGGAATTTTGACAACTGACGAACGATATCGCACATCGATGTAGTATCACCGTACCAAGCATTCCACCATCTGGACAAGAACTGAAACGGTTCGCCTCTCCTGCGAACAATCGCTTCCACCTTCTGTCCGAAGGCTCGTGCAACAATGCTGTAGGTTTGACAGAATT